TGAACAGTCAGATAAAAACAAACTGATTAAAGATATTAACTATGAAATAAATAAAATGAAACGGGGAAGTGATCCCGATAAAGATAAAATTATTCAGGAGTTGATTGATCTTCGCAAAGCTACCATAGAACAAAAGTAACTCTATCTAATACTCTTCACTATATCTTTCCTGATATTAACTAAATCATTCGTGGCGTAAGCACGTTAAACACGAAATTACAAAGGAGTCGTCCTATGGAAGACGTTAACCCACAAGCGCAAGCTACTGAGGTAGCACCAGTAGAAACAGAAACTACTGCACCTGAATCGCAACAGGGAGAACAAACGGAAGTTGTAAATCCTGAGCCACAGAAGCCAGTTGAGCGTACGATTCCGTACACCCGATTTGCTGAAGTGAACAAGGGATATAAAGAACTTCAGAGAAAGTTGGCTGAGTACGAGCAAAAGACCAAACTCAGTCAGTATACCGAAGACGATATGGGAGCGGTGATGAACCACCCGTATGTCCAAGAATTACTGATAAAGCAAGCAACGCATGAGTTGAAGGATTTTGCTAAGGACTTACTGGACGGCCATCCAGAAATTCCTGAACCAGTGAAAAAATCAATCATGGCTAATCCAAGGGGGTTTGTAAAAGAAACCACCACGGATGTAGAAAGTGCCAAGATTGATATTCAAGAGTATGTAGATGCTCTTGTTGATCAGGTCCAACCTCAGCAACCGAAAGTGTTTCCTGTCGCATCCACGACGACAAAGGAGACCGCATCGACCACACGTCCTTTGGATGTCCAAGCGATCTTGGATAAACCAGTAGACGAATGGACGGAAGATGAAGCAAAAACAGTGGATCAATATAAAAAGACAATGCCAAAGAAATAAGTAGTGGAGGTGAAAAAAAGAAAACGTAGCGTACCGTAAAGGTATAGGAAAGTGAGAACTTGAACCTATGAGTATGTTCAGCTACGGAAAATATAAAATATGGCAGTAATGACTTTAGCAAGTTTAACAGACCTTCAGAAAACAGACTACGTGCGTGAAGGGTTGCCGGTTGCAAAACCGAAACTCATCTATTCACAGTATGCAGTAAAGGATCGTGTTGCAAAGCGGGAAGGACAGACTCGACAATGGTTCCGGATGACGAAACCAGGACTCACGTCTCGTTCAGGAGACTTTTCAGGGACAACCTATCAGTATGTAAAAAATACGACTGGTGCATCCCCGACATGGACTCCGGCAACCGCCGCAGATACGACCATTACAGCAACGGCTGATTTCTTGTTTGGTCAAGGACATGAGTGGAACGATGGATTGGAATATATGTCATTTGCAGACATTCCAAAAGAACTTCGTAAATTGAACTTTATGCACGCCGCAGAAGCGATAGATACGGAAGTTCGGGATGTTGTTGTTGCAGGAACGAACGTGAGCTATGCGAACGGACGTTCAACGAGACCAAACATTCTTTCTACCGATACGGTGGATATGAATGATTTCTTCTCAGCATCAACGACTCTTAGGAATGCAGATGCTCCTGAAATTTCAGGGATGTATTCCGCTATGTGTTCAGCAAACGTTATCGAACAACTGATGAAAGATACCGCTTTCCAAAGCGCTATCCAGACTCAAAAGAATTATCTCTTTACAGGGACAATTGCAGAGTTGTATGGTATCCGTTTCAACTGGACATCCAGAGCCGCAACAACTTCTAACGGAGGTTCGGCGTCTCAAATAGCAACCATTGAACAAACCATTATCACAGGTGACAACGCCTATGGTAAGACCGCTTGGATGTTGGACGATTTCGATATCGTTTATACATCACCAGGAGGTTGGGGTGACGAATGGAAAACACGCCATGCTATAACTTGGAAATACGTCTTCAAAAGCGTAATTCTGAACCAATCGTGGCTTCTTCGTTTGGAGAGTGCTAGAGCTTAATAACTCTTGTACTTGACAAAGTGGTGAAACTAGACCACAATAGGGGATAGGAGAAATCTTATTCCCTATTTTTATGGAATACTTTAGAAAGATAAAGAAGAAATGTTTAGTCTGTGGAAGACCATTTTTTGTTAAACCCTCTCAATTCAAGGTTAAAGGCGGTGGAAAATATTGTTCCAAGAGGTGTATGTATAATCGAACTAAGGTTACAAAAACTTGTTTAGTGTGCGAAAAAGTATTCAAAGTTTCCCCTGTTAGAAAAAATACTGCAAAATATTGTTCTTGTAAGTGTCAATATTCCCATCAAATGAAGTATAAATTAAATCATGTTGTTTGTGTAGAATGTGGAAAGAACTTCACTCTTTCTCCATCTCACGTCAAAAGGAATAAAGAAGTTTTTTGTTCATATTCATGTAAGGGTAAATTCTACGGTAGGATAAAAGATATATCTGGTTCTAAAAACCCATCATGGAAAGGTGGAATTACTCCTCAACACGTTCTTATTCGAACCTCTGCTAGATACGCTCAATGGCGTACTTCCGTATTCAAGAGAGACAATTTTACTTGTATCTGGTGTGGTCAGCATGGTGGACATTTGGAGGCTGACCATATAAAGGAATTCTCCCGATATCCAGATTTAGTTTTTGATATAAACAACGGAAGAACCTTATGCCAAAAGTGCCACAGAAAAACAGATAATTATGCTTCAAAAGCGAGAGCATAATCGAGACTCTAAAATGGGGAGGTAGGGAGAAATCTCTGCCTCCCTTTTTAGTAGATTCGGTATGATATAATTCGACTATGGACATTGATCTTTCTCAGGCTATAGACCAGTATTGTTCAAAGTGTAAAACAAAAAAGAAAAAGTATATCGGAATGATACTGGGAACCCACGCAGTCCTCTATAAACCCATGTGTTCGTGTGAATCTTCAGAGTATAAAAAGGTAGGAAAATCCGATAAAGAAGTATTTGATAGTTTACAGATTCCCTTCTGGAGACTCATGGGTCAAAAACCAAAACCAAAGGATATTGCGTATGAAAAGTATTTAAGATCACGGGGAATGACGTATGGAGATGCAGTACGGGAACGAAATTATCAAGGAAATAATCAAGGCGCTTATGAACAATTCAAAAAAACCAATCAAGGCTATTGAAGACATTCTGGGAAGTAAAACGTTTTTCTTTCCTGATGAACTGTCAAACGAAAGAAAACAGGATACGTTAGAGAAGTGTATCTTTCTTCGTATCAACGGGCTGAATCATTATATCTTCACAGGAAAACAAGTGGAATTAACTGCTCAGGAATATGCAGTATTACGGGATTCAGGTATGATTACGAGTAACTACGGGTACTCAGATAAGCCAGATTTTGATCCTTTTAGCTATGAAAATTAATGCGGTAAATTTCGATGGATGGACAAATAGCCAGAGTGGATACGGGATTGTCAGCCTTGAGTATTCGACAGCTCTCATGCGGATGGGAATTGATGTTTCAAGAGAATGGGAGAGAAAAGAACATATAGCACCAACTTCATTTGAAATACTTACGGATGAACAAAAAGCGTTTTTAGAGAAGCCATTCAAGAAAGAAAAGATTGGAATTATCAAGACTACTCCTGAGTTATTTTACAAATGTACCAATGAGTTCAGAATCGGATATACGATGGTTGAGAATACCAAGATTGGAGAAAAGTGGGTAAATTGGTGCAACCAGATGGATATGATATTCGTTCCTTCAGAGTACCTTGTTGAAGTATTTAAGGAGAGCGGAGTGACAAAGAAGGTCATTTCAGTTCGTCAGGGGGTAGATTCAAAGAAGTTTCCCTACATAGAGCGAAGACTACAACGGAAGTTTATTTTTGGAACAGTAGGGTATATGGATGATCGGAAGAACTGGAAAGATTTAGTCACCGCATTTTGTAGTGAATTTAATAAGAATGAACCTGTAGAGTTGTGGATTAAGAATAATAACGGGTACTGGAATGCAACTTATTTTAACGATGACCGAATCAAGACCATAAATAGAATGTATACGTTTGAAGAGATTCAAAAACTCTATGCGTATTTTGATTGCTTTGTGTTTCCTTCTCATGCAGAAGGTTCTGGTCTTCCACCTCGTGAGGCAATGGCAACCGGATTGCCGACAATTCTAACCAACTGGTCAGGACTGACAGAAATAGCCGACCCATCTATCTCATACCCTCTCACACCAACTGCTGTAGACTATCCGGATATACGGGGAATTGAACAGCCAGGATTTATGGCTCGGATTGATGTAACAGAACTTATGTACTGGATGCGATGGGTGTATGAACATCCTGTTGAAGCGAAAGAAAACGGAAAGAAAGCATCAGAGTTTATTCACAAAGAATATAATTGGGATCGGTGCGCTCAGCTCATGATCCAGAAATTGGAGGAAAATATATGACTATATCAGAATGGATAGAACAATATCGTGGTTTGGATGGTCGGTTTGAAACCATGAAAAAAGCATTGGAACTTCTTCACGAAAGAGAAGGAAAGGTTATTATAGAGACAGGAACAACGAGAATGAAAGATGATTGGGGAGCTGGAATGTCTACGTTTGTTTTTGGGTCGTATTGTAAGGAGTTTGGCGGTCACATTACTACCGTAGATATTAGTTTTCAGAATATGAGTGTATGTCGGGAAGTTACAAAAGACTTTACAAATGAGATTACATATATTATATCTGATTCTCTTTTATTCTTGACTCTCTTTCAGGAAACAATAGACCTTCTCTATTTAGATTCCGTTGATTGCCCTATAGAGATTTTAACAGAAAAGGATCAGATTGATCTTATGTTTGCTCAAAATCATCAGTTGAATGAAGCAAAAATAGCTTTGCCAAAAGTAAGTGAAAAAGGACTTATTTTACTAGATGATAATCAATTCTCTTTTGGTGGTAAGACTGCTTTGACAAAAGTTTATCTGAAAGAACAAGGGTGGAAAGAGTTATTAGGATCGCAACAGAGTTTATGGAGTAAAATATGAAGTTACTTTATTTGGGATGCCATTCAATCTTAGAGTACATGGAAGTAAAACTCTTCTCAGAGATGGGGATAGACGTTTTTTCAATGGATTCCTACCGTAATCCAGCTTCACCCATTGACGTAAAACGTCCACCAATTGAAGGAATGGTCTACCATGAGTATTTAGATCGTTTAGTCTCTCAGTGTTCACGGGAGAATCTTCATGATGAACTCATAGAATGGGCTGATGTCATATATGTTATGCACATTCCTCAATGGGTATATATGAACTGGAATAAGATGAAGCATAAAAAGGTAGTATGGAGGTCTATAGGTCAATCTTCTCCGAATGTAGAAAGCTCTCTTTATATTGCAAGAAGTCAGGGGTTAAAGATGGTACGGTATTCTCCTGCTGAAGAGGGGATTAGAGGAAATATAGGAAAGGATGCGATGATCCGATTCTATGAAGACCCTGAAGAGTTCAAGGACTACAACGGAGAAATTGCTAAAGTCATTACGATGGCGCAGAATATGAAGACTCCTCGATATGCTTCATGTAACTACAATACGTTTATAGCGGCAACAGATGGGCTTGATCGGATGATTTATGGACCGGGGAATGAGGATACGGGATGTGATGGTGGAAGACTTTCGTATGATGATTTGAAGAAAAACTATCGGGATAATCGGGTGTACTTTTATACAGGAACATATCCGGCTTCATATACGTTGAACTTTATCGAAGCGATGATGACGGGAATCCCTATAGTCGCTATTGGAAGACAGATCGCCAACATTGATCCTAAAGGTGGAATAGATTCCTATGAAGTAGATAGCATTATTAAGAATGGAGTAAACGGATTTATTTCCAATGAAATTTCAGAGTTAAAAGAACAGGTTACCCGATTACTATACGATCAGGAGTTTGCAAAAAAGATAGGTGATGCAGGAAGACAAACAGCGATTGAACTATTCGG